GCTGCTGGCGGTGAACAAGGCTTTTGCCGAGAAGGCGCTGGCACTGTTTGACTCGCAGCACGGGCACCAGCTCGATGCCGAGCACAAGGCGCTGGCCGCAGGCGTGGGCCTGATCAGCGATGTGGCGGTGCCCAGTGTGGCCGAGCGCACAGTGTTGCGCGAAGCGCTGTACAACATGACGTCGCTCAACTTCATGAACCTGGGCACGGCGCCGTTTGCGAACGTGATCACCATCCCCTACAGCTACCGCGACACAAGTGGGGCCGGGGTGAGCGCGCTGCGTCAGTATGAGCGCCAGGCGATCCGCAAGGCGGGTGTGATCCAGACCACCGAAGAAGCACGCCCGATCCCGCAAAAGCTGGCGTTCGAGATTTCAGCCGAGCTCAAGCTGCTGATGAGCTCGAGCGCGAGCGTGATCGACTACGACCCGGTGAGCGAGAACATCCGCAACATGATCCGCATCGTGGGCGAGGACACCGAGGCGATCAACTTCAACGAGTTGGTGTGCAGCGCCGATGAGTCCGGTGTGACCACCATCACCGACATGCTGACGCCCGATGTGGACGGCGCCAACACCGTGTTTGTCACGACCAAGTTCCCGGTGGTGCGCCCGCGCAAGATTTATGACCTCAAGGGCGCCCAGGTGGGCAACACGACGAACGCGATTGTGGTCACACTCAACGCCGTGGTGCGCACCGAGTTTCTGGCCAAGGCGGACGGCACGGCGCTGGCCGCGGGCACCTACTACATCATGGACTACAACCTGGGTGAGCTGCATTTTGTGGACGAAACCGGCGCGCTCGTGACGCCTACCAGCGCATGGGTGCTGACGGTGGCCTACAGCTACACCACCAACGCGGTGAAGTTTGACACCGATGTGGTGAGCGGCGAAGTGGTGGCTGACCGGTATGACCGGCTGCTGACGATGATTGGAGCGCGCAAGGCGGTGATTGCTTCTGACCGCTTTTACAACCCGAACATGGTGCTTATGAGCAGCACGGTGGACAACGCCCTGACGCAGGCGCGCAGCTTTACGGCCAACGGCAGCCGCACCGCCACGGGCTTGAGCCAGGACGGCAGCGTGGGCCAGGTCAAGGGTATGTCGATTTTCAACAGCCAGACGCCGGGCATCATGCTGGGCGACACCCGCATCATGATCGGCGAGCGCGGCAACACGCGCTTCCGGATGGTCAAGCCGTGGAGCATGAACCCGATGGAGCAGGCGCGTAATTCGGCCGGCGCGTTTATCGACGCGATGGACGGGTTTGGCACGCAGTACGTGCTGAGCCACACACCGCTGCAGCTCAAGAACAGCCTGACCAGCGTGATTGTGTACAGCGCCACGGGCCGCGTGGCGCGCTAACCCATAAACCACGAAATGGGCGCTGTGCCCAGCTACATGTAGCCCCCGGCCCGCTCACGCTGGCCGGGTTGGAAACGGTAAACCAGGAGATGGATGTGGTTAAAAAATACATTGAGAACAACACTGCCAACACGATTTACGTGGGCGGACGAATGATTGCGCCGGGCGAGGGCCGCGAGGTGGACGTGCCCGCTGCACCCGTTGGCCCGGTGCTTGAAGATTTGCCCAACCCCGATGCGCCATTGCATGAGCTGCTGGCGGGCAATGTGGCGGCGGTAGCGGCTGCGCTGGAGGGGCTGGGCGCTGACACGTTGATGCGCCTGCGTGAGATAGAAGCGGCATCCGAGAAGCCACGCAAGGGCGTGTTGCTTGCACTCGATGCAGCGGCCATTGCGGCTGCTGATGCGGACTTGAATTTGAAGTCTGACCCTTTGTAGGAACTTGAGCCATGCCCGGCACGATGTCACTGGATGATTTGGTTGCAGACCTCAAGCGCAGCCTGCATGACAGTGCGGGCGTATTTGATGCTGCTGCTGATGCTGACTTTGTACGGTTTTTGAATCAGGCGCTGGCGGACATGGGATGGAAGCGGCCCCGCACGCTGCTGGGGCAGGTGACGCTTGAGAGTGGCACAGCGGTGTACAGCCTGGCCGATTGCAGTGACTTTTATGGCTACAAGACGCATTTGTGGGAGGCTGCTTGCCGCCTGCAGGCGTGGGAGCCGGGTTACCCCGGCGCGGTGCCCCGGGTGAGCGGCTACAAGGACGGCACGGGCAACTGGCTGGCGTTTGACCCGGCCCCGAGCAGCGCCCACATTGCTCTGCGGGGAAGTACGTTCCGCTTCTATTACTTTGCCCAGCACACGATTGGCGCTGTGGCGGCGGACACCACGGTGAATGCTGTTGACCGTGGGCTGCTGCTGCTGCGCGCGCAGGCCGAGGCGGTGCTGGAGATGACACTGCGCAACATGGGCAAGCCGGTGCAGCTGCGCGATGGGCTGAGCGGCACGCCGCGCAACAGCACGCCCCGGGCGCTGTATGACGCGTTGCTGGCGGCATTTGTGGAGGCACGCTAGCCATGGGTACCACCATCATCGGCGCGCACCAGGTGGTGTTTGCCCTGCGCGAGCATGGGGCTGATGTGGAGCGTGCGGTGGGGGTTGAGCTGACCCGGTTGGCACAACTGACGGCACGCAGCATGAAGCGTCTAGCCGCTAAGAGTTCCAGTGCGCTGGTGAATTCGATTGCAGCCACATCGGTTGGAGACATGGCCTGGGAGATTGGCGCGCATGTTGCGCATGCACCTTATGTAGAAGACGGCGTAAAGCCTGGCGGCAAAGGCCTGCCACGGTTTTTTGACCCGGCGGCTAAGTCTGTTGTGGACTGGTTGCAGCGAACTGCGTTTGGTGGACAGCACAAGCCACGCAAGGCATCGAAGGCGCTGACTGCGCAGGAGCTGGAGCTACGCGACCGCTATGAGGGCCTGGCCTGGCATGTGCGGCATTTTGGCGTGCGAGCACAACCCTTTGTTAAACCCGCCTTTGACGAGCTGGTGGCCACAGCCCCTGACCGGGTAGCGGCTGCGGTGCGTGCGGTGCTGGCTGGGCGCGGATCTGGAGCTGTGGCATGAGCCTGAACAACCATAACGCGGTGCTGGAGGCGATCAAGACCAGCCTGGCTGCTGCCTTGCCCTTGCGCTATGTGCAGCGCAGTCTGGTGGACCCGGCCAACGCCCCGGCTGCCAAGCTGACAGCGGGCTTGATATGCGTGGTGAGCGATGGCGGCGGGGAGTTTGCCAACTACCGGGGCCGCGAGGGTGATTTGGGTGTGATGCATGTGCGCCTGGTGGGGTTTGTGCAGGTGGGTGCCAGCACGGAGCCGGTGGCCGTAGAAACCGCCGAGCTGGCCCTGCTGGGGGACTTGCTGGGCTGGGTGAGTACGGCAGCGGTTACGGGGCTGGACGTGATTTACCCCGGCGACTGGCAGCAGAGCAAACAGCTTGAGCACCCCTACGGGTGGCTGGTGTTGGCGTTGCGAGTGAAGACCTGATTTTTTAACGATTGGAGTTCGTATGGCAACCAAGAAAACTGAGGCGGTGGATGGCGTGCCAGCGGTTGACCCGGCTGGTGCGGTGTTTGCACCTGGTGCGCCAACAAATACACCCGGCGACATGTTGCAGCCCATGCCCGAGCCCGAGGGCGGTTGGCCGCCTGATGAGTTCACGGGGCTGGATGGGCGTTTTGTACGGGACCGCTTTACCGGTGTGCGTTCACGCGCGCTTGATTGAGCGTGTGTAAGTGGATTGAAGTAGATTTTTATAAACAGAGGAATTCATCATGGATATGAAAAAACTGGTTTTACTGGCTGTGGCTCAAGTAGCCAAGGGCACACCCGGCGCTCCGGTGCCTGGCACCAACGCCATTTTGTGCAAGGGCTTTACGCCGCAGCCGATCAAGGGCAAATTTACCGAGCGCGGCCTGATCAAGGGCTCCAAGGGTAATTTTGGGGGGATTTTTTCAGGCGAGCACCGGGTGTTTGAATTTGAGGTGGAGCTGGCAGGCAGTGGCACCGCAGGCACGGCGCCCAAGTTTGCACCACTGCTGCTGGGGTGCGCCATGGCCGAGACGCTGTTGGCGGTGACGAGTGCGGCCTATCAACCCACGGCGGGTGATGGAACCTACCTGACGCTGTATGGCTACCTGGACGGCGTGCTGTTCAAGATGACGGACGCGCTGGGCACGGTGGCCTGGGCGCTGAACTCTGAAGAAATACCGGTGCAAAAGTTCACTTTTACCGGCACCTATGAGGCGATGACGGATGTGGCTTTCCCAGCCGGGATCGTGTTTACCGGGTTTACCAAGCCGGTGACGGTGGGCAAGGCGAACACGCCGACGTTCACGCTGGGCGGCATTGCGCTGGTGGTGAAGAGCTTTGGCATTGACCTGGGCAACCAGGTGCAGTGGAAGGACTGGATTGGCGACAGCGGCACCAAGAACCCCGACCGCAAGCCCACGGCCAGCGCGGTGTTTGAGTTGACCAGTGTGGCGACCAAGGACTGGGGCGAGGCAACGCGGTTGGGCGACGAGATGGCGCTGGTGCTGGAGCACGGCAAGGTGGCGGGAAATATTTGCCGCCTGGCAGCGCCCAAGCTGCAGATCAACGCCGAG